GAACCCCACCCCCTCCCCCCGGTAGTAGGAGGAGCCGGCCGGCGCAGCGGCTTCGTCAGCGGATGGGGTCGGGGAAGGCTTGCCAGCGGCAACAGCCGCGTCGAGCTGCTGCGCTCCCGCCTCCAGCCCCCACGCCACATGCACATCGTTCCAGTCCTGCCCCGCCCCGCCTTCGGCCGGCTGGGTCGGGAAGGCAGCAATGCCCCCCACCTCACCCGCCGCCGCTTCCGCCTTCTTGCGGCCCGGGTTGCCCGGCCTGGTCGGGTCATCGTCACCGGCCACCACCAGCAGGGCATCCGGGCATTGCGCCGCCAGGTCACGCGCCACCGCCGGCATGTTGCCGGAGTCCAGCGCCATCGCCACTGGCCAGCCCTTCGCCATATGCACGCTCGCCGCCGTCGCGTAGCCCTCGGCCTCGCCGATCACCGCCGCGCCGCCCAGCTCGCCCAGCACATGCCGGCAACCCGCCTTGCGCCCGTACTTCGGGAACAGCTTCGTGCCCTGCTCGTTGATCGCCTGCAGGCACCACATCGCGCAGCGGAATGGCAATGCTGCCCGCCTTGAACATCAGGAAGCTGATCGAATCAGGCCGCGGCTTCGGCAGGTTGGCGAAGAACTCACGCGTCTCGCTGCCCACCCACACGTCGCAGCGCTGCCGCTCATCATCGATGGAAAGCACAACGGTGTAATGGAAGTAGCCAACGCCAAAAGCCCCCACCTGCTTGCGTTCCAGGTAGGGGCTTTCGCCTTGAGGCTTGCAGTGCTTCGTCCAGATCAGCTCACAGGCAGCGGCCACGGCTTCGCGCATCACCTGCGCTCGCTGCTCGTCCGCTTCGATCTCCGCCTGCCGCATTGCACGGCGCGCTTCCGCCTCGGCATTCAGACGGCGCTTCTCCTCGGCCGTGATCGGCTCCCGGCGTGGCCGCCAGCCGTTGTCATTCGCCAGCTTGATCACCGTGCCCATGCCCGTGCCCGACTTGCGGAACGAGCGCCACACCGTCTTCGCATCCGCCGTGCTGTAACTGTCAGCGCCGGCACTCCAAGTATCCCAGGCATCGAACCCGTTATTGCCGAACTCCGCCTTGATGCCCATGCCGACCTGCAACCAGGTGTCGCGGTCATCAGCAGGGATGTACTGCAGCAGCTCGGGGAGATCAGCGAGGGTGAGCGGTACGCGTTCAGACATTGGCGCCCCCTCTCCAGTCATGCACCATGGCGATCCGATTGAGGAACTGGAGGGAGGCGCTATGGAATGGCTTGTTGTTTGGTTTGAGCAACATCCGGGCACAGCAAGCTGGGCTCAAGCCATCGGCACGTTGGTCGCACTCGCAATTGCTGTGGCCGTGCCCCTTCATCAAAACTACAGCTTGAGACGACAGGCTGTGGTCCGTACCCACGAGCAGGCCCTTCAGCTTTTTGATTCGCTGGGAGCAATGGCGGATTTTGCGGGGGCGGTTCTCGGAGCAGCTCATCAAGAACTGCAAGAGGATTACGTCTTTCTCGAAGGTGTGAACACCTATGACCCACGCGTGATTGAAGGCATAGCAGTTGAGCTCGATCGGTATCCGTTCTACCAATTGCCAGACTATGAAAGTGTCAGAACGGCCCTCGAACTCAAGACCTCCTTTTCCCGCGCGGCGGACCATCTGAATAAAGTTGTTGAAGCCCAGCTTAGATGTGACTTCGATTCCTACGAGTCGGAACGCAGCTGTTTTGACACCGAGTTCGCGCTCTATGGCGAAACAGTGAAGGACTTCAGCGCGCAAGCGAACACATACCGAGACCGAATCGTGAACAGCTAGTACCTCACCCACGCCTCACCCCCGCATTCCGCTTGTCCTCGTCCGCTTGGCAAGCGATACACAGTCGGCACCCCTTTACCGCCTCGCGCCGCGCAGGCGGAATCTCGTCGCCGCACTCTTCGCACTCGCTCATGCTCACGCCCACGTAGCGCACACGGCGGGCAATCACCGCCTCCCGGTCT